AGCAGTAGTTGAATGAGGATTAGAGGTGCTTCCAATATGAGTATCAATTTGAGCGTGAGTGTTTGTTCCAATATTTGAAAGAGCTGTATGATCAACCGCCCCTTGAGATATCTCTGTCCATTTTGCAGCCGCTAGATCCGTTGCAAAGGTTCCCGCTGTATGGGCGATCAGACATTTATATATTTTACTTCCATTGATTACTACATCATCTACTAAATATCCTTGGGCTGTAACCCATTGAGATATTCCGTCTACACCCGTTGGGGCTGAAGCTGAAGAGGCACCATCTACAAAATTTATGGTTCTTGCTGAACACATTGCGTCACCCTTATTCCTTTATTATTTATTCGTTTACCTTTAAAAATATCTACAAAGGTAGACTTTTTCAACCCACAAGCTTTTGCCGCTTCCGTTTGATTTACAAATCTGCCCAAATACAAATCGTTCATATGTATATCAAACTCAGGAGTGCCCATTTTCTTAAGGAAAATATTCTTAGCCTCTGGGTTTTTCTTAATTCCCTTTAGCCTATCAGACTGCTTTTTTCTTGCATCAGCGTCCCATACAACTTTCTTTTTATTTCTGAAAAGATTTTCTCTTCTACCGGTAACCATTCTTCCGTAGTTTACATTTAGAAGACGGTGTCTTCCTATGAGGTTTATCAAGGTGTATTCTTTCTCTTTAGCCTTATCTTTTCCTAGGACTGTACATATTTTTTCTATAATAACCGAAGAATCTAAACCCTTAGTGCTTCTATGTTCTGACAATCTTGCCTCTAAAGAGTTAACCGTAGAACCAATGTAGATTATTTCTCCATATTTTTTTAGCATATAGACAGTATGTTCTCTCACTTATTATTCCTTCTTATAAGTTTTAATTCTAATTGCTAATGGGTTTTGTCTATCCGTTGTAGGAGTGTAACTCATTTCATTTTGAATATTTTCAAATTGTCTTATCCATCCAAGATAGCTGCTTTCACTAGGAGTATACCCAGAAGCAGATAATTTAACAGTGTATGAACCGCTGCTCATTTGTACTAAGTAATCAGGGATTAGAGGGTAAAAGGCGTGAGCGTAATTATTTGAAGTAGCTAAGGATGTTTTTATTTCTGTACTAGTAAATGTTTTACTAAAAATAGTAATTGAGTTTTGAATTAAAGAGAAAGTAAATGTTCCAGCTGGGGCATTGCACATATAAATGTAGGGAATAAAAGCCGCTACATGTATTCTATTGCTAGAGGTAACAGTGATGTCTTGAGATAAAGTTTCTACTAATTTATCCACTAAAAGAGTTGTCATTACATTAACTCCTTTAAGGTCATAGAGAGATTGAACCTATTAAAGCTTGTATTGGTCACGGTAGGAATATCCTCAAATACCACTGGTCCAGAGTACCTTCTATAATCTACTGCCATGTTGCTATTTCCTAGCATAATATAAAATGGCTTAGATTCACCAACTCTATCTATTACAGTATTAAGTAGATCTAGATTGTCTTTATCTAGAAGCTTAAAAGCCACTCCAATAGTCTTTTGTCTTGCGATGATATCTGTAAATATTTGTCCGTATCTATTCTTTGTCTTATTAGATAGCTCTTCATCTTTTATGGTCCATCCAAAACTTATGCTAGAAGTAAGAGGAACCTCTTTTCCAATAAAGACTTTAGAAAGTTCACAATATCCAAGTGTAGAGGTCATAACAATTCTAGCGAATCTATACTCTACGGTTGTGAATGAGATGTAGCCCATATCGAATTTTTCAATTAAAGGGACTGATATAGAATAAGCTGGCGATGTGAAATTAGAGGTAGCACTAAACTCTACAGTTACCGTAGAGATTCCAAGCCCATCACGTTTAGATCCGACTATGAAAATGGCGTTAACTTCTGAGTTTTCTTGAAAGTCTATGATTAGATTATCCGAATTAGTTGTAGAGCGATAAACCTTAGAGCGTCTAGGATCTTTTAGATTGCTAGAAGGGAATAGAGCGTTCTCTGTGGAAGCAGTAAAAGTTGCTTGATCACAAAGATTAACATCAAATAATTTAAAACAACTGCTCATATAATTATGTTCTCATCTAAGCTAAAACAAATCCACCTTGAATTTGATTTCTTACGGCTCGGGCAATCTCTCTACCGTCCACCTGAATAATAATAGGAGAGTTTGTTCCTCCGTTATTAATCATGTCGAATAGATTCTTTTGTTGATTAGCATTTAGCACCATCTCTCCGTCACGAATTGAGGCAATTCTATTATCTGCACCCGTGGTAGCTCCGACAATACCTCCCCCAGCAAATCCTTTTAAAGTTGTTGCTGCTATGGTGGCTACTGACAAAGCACCCACTCTATTGGCGTTTGCCTCAGCTACTAAGTTGGCGGGAGGAGGAAGTAATAAAGAGTTAGCTATACCAGTTGACCAGGCTATTGCAGCTTGAGCTAGAGCGGCTGCTTTATTAATTAAAAACTGCTCTTTACTACCATCTTTAGCCACTGCAGCCCCGAAGGCAAAGGCAGCTTGTGTTTCAGAATTTAAATACCCCAGATTAGTTATTTTTTGCTTTATAGCTGCATCATCTGCTTTCTTTTCGGCTGCTAACTTGCCGGTCAATAAATCTAATTCTTTCTTATTATTTAAAGTTAATAGAGCTAATTCCTTTTCTCTACTTATTTTTAATAGCTCTGCCTTTTTGTCTTCAGCCGTTAGACCTACGGATAGAGATTCTTCTTTTTGAGCCGCATCTATCTCAGCTTTTTTAGCGTTAAATTCATAGATCCTTTGAATCTCTAACTCATTTCGCCCTAACTCTTCTCCAATTATTTGGTTAATTTCAGCACTTCTTAATTGAGATCTTTCTAGCACTAGTTGAGAGTCTATAGCTTTTAAATCTGCAGCTCTTTTATTAGCAGCATCTAATTCTTCTGTGCTTTGTTGCTTGGGAGGAGCTATGTCTATCTTTTCTTTTGGAGCTGCTCCAGAGGCTAGCCTTTTATCAATTTCTGTTCTTGCTAATACTAAACTATCTATTTGTTTGTTTATTGCAAATAAACTACCAGGAGTTATTAGGTTTTCAAAAAATCCTTGACCTTTTCTTTCCGAAGCCATTTTTTGAAATACTGCTATTTCATCATTTAATAGCTTTTGTTTTATCTGAAGTTGTTCAGTGGTTTGAGAATTTAACTTATCCCTATTCCCTTTTGTTAACGAAAGAGCGTTAGATACTTCCGTCTCCCTATTATAATCTCCCAATATTTTTGTACTGGTAGTTATTATCGATTGAAAAATAGAGCTCTTAACAATAGCAGCTCCCATAGATTCTTGGGCATTATTGAAGTTATTTTTTAATTTAGCTAATTGCCCATTATAGGTATTAAGCTCATTGGCTGAAGCCCCAGAGAACTTGGCGTTAATAAGAGTGGCGGCTTCTCCTGCTTCTAGTTGAGCTTTAGTTAGAGACTTTAGCCCAGGAATTAATTTATCCAGTCCTTTTGCTAGCGTTCCAGAAAAAGATCTTCCTAATTTTTCTACATTCTCCTCTAGGCTTCCACCAAGAGTGGCTGACATATTTGCAGCCGCTTTGATTGTCTCTTTGGCTTGCTCTGTAGTCATACCTAGAGATCTAGCAAAGGCTATTTGTTTTATTATTGAATCATCACTGTATTTAGAAACGGATTCTAGGGAGGTGGCGAATGCCTCCACTCCTTGCACTGCTGACTCAGAATATGATCCGGTTATTTTTAGAGATTGATTAAGCTGATTCAGAGCCTCCTCTTGATCGGCGTAAGCTTTTACACTATCGGAAATAGATGAAGTTATGAAAGATATAGTCCTTTCAACGGCTGAAAATAAAGCTAGACCTCCAGCCACCTTTAAAGTGGAAGAGACGAACGACTCCACGCTTTGACCAGCGGAATCTACTGCCTTTTTTGCTTGATCTACAGTGGGAGAAAGACCTCCCATAATTGAGCTTAATTGTGCCGCTTGCTGTGTAGCTGAATCTAAGCTTTTAGATAAATCATTCTTACCCGTCAGAAGATCAAATACTAATTTTTCACTCATTCATACCTTCCTTTATCCAGCTAAAAAGCAAAAACTCAGAGAATGATATTTCTGAGTAATTGTAACTAATTCCTAGATCCAAAGATCTTTTAAAGAAAGTGTATCTCATTACATCTTTCTTAAGGTTTAGAATGCGATGTATTTTATCATCACTAGTATCGTCATCGCATAAATTTCTAATATCAGAAAATTTTAAATTATTCCGAAGGCAATTTATAGCGTCCGGAATTAATTCTTTTTTGCTAATAATTCCAAAATATCATTAAAGATATTATCCGATATTTCACTAAGAACATTTCTCATGTTTTCTTTGTCTTCTAAAACTTCTTCATAAGAAGAATATCCCAATTCTTTATATCGAATAAGAGGTCCCATTTTATTTATGATTAAATGTTTTATTCTAAAGATATCTTTAGCTGTAGACACTTCGTCTATTAGGCAAAGATAGTCATACCCTTCAGCAATATTAGGAAGTCTATATTTCAAGGCTCCCTTAGATGTAATTATTTCGTTCATTATACAAAACCTAGAAAAAGATCTTTCCCTATAGATGTGACATACCCTTTAAGAGTTAAGTCCATCTGAATGAAAGAGTCACCAGTAGTTTTGAATGAAGCTACGGTACAATTAGGAATGTAAAGGTTGAAGCATTTTCCAGCGATGAAGTTACCACCAGTCTTTGGACCAGCGTTTAACATTGCTGAGATACCGCTATTTTTTAGAAGAGCATCTAGCATAGAAACGTCATACTTATTCAATACGGCTGTCACTGAAAGTTCTACTGTTCTAGCAGTTGGAACTTTTTCAAGTACACCGCTTTCTTCGCATAGACAGTCAACGTCTTCCACTTTCTTAGACACTTTTAAAGCTACTGATTGAGCGCATACACAAACATTATCACTTAATCCACCAATGAATAATTGAGCGTCTTTAATGATGATTGCATCGGCTGAATCATAAGAAAGTGTATAGGGAGCTGCATAAGTCTGAGCATTTTCAGAAGTGTATCCAGTTATTCCACCAGCACCAGTCTTATTAGCTGCTACTGTGAAGCCTAACGTAGAAGCAATTCCGTTAGCTGCATTTGTTCCTGAGAACACTAACAAGCTTAGAAGAGTAGAGTTAGAAGTGATTGTAAATTTACCTGTAGTGCTAGAGTAAACTACTGAGTATGTCTTAGCGTTAACGGCTTCCATTGCTACCATTAAAGCATCAGCTAAAGCCACTGGAGTTTTATAAACACCTGTAGCAACACTTACTGCATAAGTCCCAAGATCATCAGTGAAATCCAAATATTTATTTGAAGACGTGATTGTTAAAGGATTGTAGTAGTACTTAGTCCCTTCGAAAGAGAATTCAACTTCAGCCATTGCATTGGCATCAGCCTTAATGCTTAAGTCAGTAACAGTATTACCGGCTGAAACTTCCTTAGCGTATCCACCACCAATGTATTTAGATGTTGAAAATGTAGGATGTCCGGTCGCCACGGGCGAGTAGGTGATAGCCTTGCCCAAATACACCCCGCTTGCAGGGGAGTTAGTTAGTTTGAAGTTAAGAGTAAGATCATCACCGCTGATAGAGGCTACGTTTCTCATTTCGTATCCAGCACTATTTTTAATTAGGAGTGGTTGACCAACGATGAAGTTAGCTCCAATTCCAGTGTTAACTTTAATTAGGCTTGTAGTAGATGATGATACAGTAGGGTAGTCAGTTGAAGCTACGGTCTTAGTCCCCATGATTGATTCATAAAGAACTCCAACTTCAGTTTCTTGACCCTCAACACCTGAGTGTTTTAAGTAAGCAGAGTGCTTTCCTTTAACTACTTCTTTCCCTACGAAAGATTTAGCAGCTCCGATATCATTTAAAAGCTCATCGCTTTCTAGATTTTCTGGTTCATAAGAGAGTTCGTTACCTGGGCGAATAGGAATAAAATCCGACCCAGCACTAGGGGGAACGTAAATCCCTGGGGTAGACTCTTCTTTAACTGCAAAGCTTGACGCTCTGTTCAATCCTACTGTCATATAATTCTCTCCTTAAATTACTGCTTCACTTAGAGTAATGTTAAATGTTAATTCACAAAAAAGGTATTTCTTTTGATCGGCGGTGTTGAATTCAATTCCCCCGATGTTGCTGATTTCAATTTGGTCTATAGAGCTAGGTAATCCAATCTCACTAGGAGAGTAGAAACTATTCATAAATGTTTGTTGGTCTTCTAGAATTGCCTTTGAAACTGTGTCAAAAGCCTCTTCCTTATTTCCTACAGTAGAGAATTGTCTAAGTAGAATGAAGACATATTCACGCTTCACACTTAGATTACAAAACTCGATATCAATTCTTTCTGCGCTTCCAACCTTAAGTCCCCATGAATCTTTCATGATCAATTCTGGGTTGTCCGATAGCTCATAAGGATTGTGTAGGCGTTGTTTAGATGGAAATAGGACTCCAGCTTTATTTATAATGGCATCGTAGACAGTACTTATCGACATAGCCATCCTTGGGATTGAACGATTTCACCTGGTGTTAGGATTGCATTGTTATCTTTATCGATATTGTATTGAGAAAGATCCAGGCGTTTAGAGTATTCTTCTTTAGCGGCTTTCTTTTGCTCTAAATAATCATTTCCAAATGCATTGAAGATAATCTCAGCCGTCTTACAGGTATTCGCCCCAATGAAGCGTTTACGGTCTAAGACTTGCTCGGCTGCTACAATGACATTCTTCTTTTTAAGATCATCAATTATAAGAGAGGATGCTTTGATTTCTTGTTCTTCCCAATCGGTCTTAGCCGTTTTATAAGCTGCCATGAAATTAGAGTCATTAAAAACTGGGTATTCTGCAAAAAGATCATCATCATCGCTGAACTTAATCCCTAAAAAAGATAGATCAATTGAAGCTGTTAGATTCTTGTCAAACGAAATACGTGTCCAATACTTATCGTAAAGCGTCTTGCTGATCCCAATGATTGTGGAATCGTACGCCATTGACCACCCATAATTTCTATTAGGAGTGAAATCAATAAAACCACTAGCAGATAAGCCACTCGTTCCATCGTTTAATTCCACCACTGAATTCCAAGATGTTCCGTAATATTCAACGGTCATCGTCGTGTTAGATACTACGTTCTTAATCGTCCCTAGTTTCATGTAGAGATGATTAAAAGGGAAATCACTAGCGATATAAATATAGCTGCCAGTTAGATAAGTTAAAGAATACGTCGAGGTGTCTAGTCTCTCCGTATTCTTAGTTATTTCAGTATTATTATGGAAGAATCTCATCTTCTTTTTCCTCTAGTTTTTCCAAGCTAAGTAATTCTTTGATTACTTCGAAAGAAACCTTGGCTGGCATTTCACCTAAAAGACTAAGGACTTTATTCAATTGCTCTTCGCTGATCTTAAACATCTTCTGCTCCTGTAAAATTTTCTAAAAGTTTAATCTTAGAATAACAAGTTGGGAAGATGTCGCAGTTTAAAGATTCCAGTTCTACAAAATAAAGTTCTTTCTTTACTGAAGTTTTAGAAGAGTTTTGTCTTACTGATTTATCTTTCCAAAGCTCAAGCAGCACTTCGGCTTGATTGCTTCCATTGATAAGAACCACGTTTTCTATTCTCCAATACTCAGCTATTACACCATTTTCTAATTCAACACTTTTTTTAATTGCCATATAAATCTCCTAATTAAACTGAAGTAATTGTTTCCCATGCAGTCGTATAGATGCAAAGTTTTGCCAGAGTGGCATCATAGACAACCATGCCAGCAGTAGGTGAAGCAATCGCATTCTTCTGAGTTGTGGTCATTCGAGGTGGCATGAAGGCTTTAGTAGTTGATTGAACATCAAGAATAGCGTTAGCGTTGGCGGTAATTGAACCGATAACTAAACTTCCCGTATTATCTATTCTCATTTTATCAGAACCATTAACCTGAAAGGTATGATGTGAATCAACCGCAGTTCTACCGGAGTTGTAATACATCCCAGTGTTAGCGCCCCCCCCTGGAACATATTTCACCTCTCCAAAGTCTGACGCTACTCTATAAAAAGATATTACGGAGTTGCCTGTTGCTGATCCGTCATTGCTTACTCTGATTGTAGAGTTAGCTCCAGCACTTAGTGACTTCACCTCTAAATTAGTTGCCGGTGTAGCCGTACCCATTCCCACATTACCAGTTTGAAAGGTAGCAGCGTAGTTATTTGTTCCACCAGTAGCGGCTGAAATATTCAATCCATATGTATTTGTCGTGTTTGAAATAGATGCCGAAGGAACATAGATAGCACTTGAGTTAGTTACAGTTGCATTCGTACTAGCATTAGAAGGACCATCTACCGAAAAAGCCGCTGAGTCTGTAATCGTACTTGCTCCAACGAATGAATGTATCGAAGGTCTAATTCTAAAATCTCGCTGAAGAGTTATTGCTCCGGTAGCGTGTTGACGAGTTTGTCCAATATCGAAATAAGTGTGAGGAGCTTCAGTTGAGGCAGTTAAGGAAGCATCTGCTGCTCCAGTTACTAGAAAACGAGCCGTTGCTGCTGCAGAGTTTGCCGCCTGGGTAAAACCGTTCTGGGTTGGAGTAGCCGTAAATTTTGCCAGACCATTTGACTTAAGTACTACCTGACCAGCACCTTTCCCTTCTATGTTTATATTTTCATTGGTCCCAGATGAAATTACAGCTATCGAAACTCCTCCTGCTGCTGCTGCACCCGTAACTTTTATCCCAGTAGCCTGAGAAGCAGTAGATGAATCAATTTGAAGTACTGGATTCGTAGTTCCATTGGGACCAACGGTTAAAGATGTTGCACTTGCAGAAGTTATGTTTTGAGTTCCAGTTACGTCTAAAGTTGCAACGGGGGAAGCAAGACCAATTCCAACATTACCACCTGTAAAAATACCAGCGTAGTTATTTGTAGCTCCAGTTGTAGCTGCTACGTTTAACCCATAAGAGTTTGTTACATTAGTTAAAGCTGAAGTTGGAATATAGAGGGCGCTTGAATTTGTAATAGTTGCATTCGTGCTTCCGTTCGATGGACCATCCACCGAAAAAGCCGCTGCGTTCGTAAGAGTTGAAGCTCCGACAAATGAATGAAGTGATGGAGTAACTCTAAAATCACGTTGCAATGATAGTGCTCCAGTAGCATGTTGGCGAGTAGAGGATAAGTTAAAATGCGTATGAGTTGCTTCACTAGAAGCCGTTAGGGCTGTGTCGGTATTTGCATTTACCTGGAATCTATTCGTTATGGCAGAAGTAGCTGAAACTGAAAAAACATTCGAACTAGAACTTGCCGTGTATTTAGAAACACCTCCAACCTGAACAGCCACTGCCCCGGCTCCTTTTGAAGTAAGGTTGATTCCTTCGTTAGCGTTTGAAGAAACTGCGGCTACGGTAACGCCCGCAGCGGCTGCCGTCCCTGTGATCTTCAATCCGTTCGCCTGAGAGGCAGTAGAAGAGTCTATCTGTAAAACTGGGTTAGTAGTTCCATTGGGACCAACGGTTAAAGATGTTGTACTTGCAGAAGTCACCCCAAAGGATTGATCTTGTCCAACCGTAACAGCCAATGTTTTAGTTGTTGTTGTATTGGGAGTTGTATAAATATTTAATGAAGACCCTCTAGCAGTAGCTGACCAGCTCTCAGTAGAAAGAGCTTCTAGATATGCCCCTGGCAAAATTGAAGCAGAAGCATTTGTGGCACCGTTAAAATTTAATCCCCCAAGTTTAGCACCTGAAGTAACCGCTGCACCTGTATCCGCTGCTACTGTTACGTTCGCACCCGATGTTGATCCATAAGCTGCAGAGCTTGTAGCTTGAAAAGCAGGGTTCGTAGACATATGGATATCGATTGGAGCTGAAGGAGTTGTTGCTCCAGTTCCGATACCAAGTCTTTTATTTGTATTATCCCAAAATAAGTTTGAATTATCTTGAGTTAAACTAGTTCCATTAGAAAAAGGGATAGATCCTGCAGTATAAGTAGAAGAATTATTAGTCCCTCCGTTAGCAATTGGAAGAACTCCCGTTACACCAGTGGTTAGATCAACGGTTCCACCGCCACCCTCTACGGGTAGATCAATATATCCTGACGCCATGTTATTCCCCTTTAGTAGTAATTGATAAGCTCAAAGTAACTGACCCAGACGTGTAAGTGTAAACTACTCTTACCGCTCTATAGGCTACTTGCTTCACGTTCCATACGTATGAACCGGCTGAAGTGATTGCCACTGTAGAGCTAGCTAGGTCAACCCAATTAGTAACTGAGTCGGCTTCATCATTTGATACTTGTAACTTCAAAGAACCTGAAAAAGTTCCTGTATAATCTGCCTGGATCGCATAGCGATCGCAATTGTAAACATCTTTAGTGGGTGTATTCGTGGTGGATGTTAGCACTTGTGAATCATAATATTTGTTCATTGGTAACTCTCCAAATAAAGGGCATAAAAAAAGTCTCTACAGTGATTAAACCATAGAGACTTTTTAATTAAAATCTAATTAATCGTTAAGACCAACTACCAATGGAGATTTTCCAGAAGCTGCACCTTTAAGTGCTAATTGTTGACCTACAAGTCCGAAGTATTGATCGATAGCACATTTCTTAGCGCCAACACCAA